GGACGCTGGGACGAGTTGCTGCAAAAAGATAGAAAGCGACGAATCAATCCACTTGTAAAACTCCACAAACTTATCTAAATCTGGCGTATTATCTACACTCTCAAAGAAAAGGTTTCGGGTTTTTTCTAATAATTTATAATCTTGACGGAATCGGTTCGTGCGATCGCCAATCAAGTTATTGAACTCTACAATTGTAGCAAAAGCGTTGATCATCTCATCTGAAATCACCTGATACATGCTTTTCTCGAAGGCAAAGAAATAGTTTATCGGACGTGATTCACTGGTGAACTCTTTTTGCTCTTGTGCGGCGGCTACGGCCACCATGTCTTCGGAGTATATATGTTCTGGTAAGTTTAACTTGGATGAGACCACATAGTCCTTGTCGAATGCTTTTGTTGATGATGGTGCAAAGAAGGAGCCGCTGGCAGTGTACTGTTTATTTAATATCGCGCCGAGGGCTCCAAACCTTGTGAAGTCTACGGAGCCAGAGCTTATATCGCTGACGGTGAACTGTCCGGTGGCGTTAGATCCTGTGTTTGTTAAGAACTCCCAATTGAACGCAAGGGTATCTATTTTTTGAATATCTCCGAATGATGCTGTTGCGTCGAAAGCGTAGGCGAATCGGTGGGGTCTAAGAGCACCATGATTTTCGGTGTCGAGGGCATGTCCGAGAAGAGCTTCGTCTTCAACGTAATCGAGCCAGTACCGGCAGGCATTAACCTTAATATCAGATGTCTGTAATACAGTCCCTGTAAAGTTTGTTCGGTGGGCGCCGATGTAGGCTCGTCTAGACCCTGTGATGAACCCAGCGGGTGGGGATGCAATTGTCTGTGAGATTGTAAACTGCTCTAGAACTTCGCCGGAGTCGGCTTGGACGCCATGTAGTTCAACAATATAATTATCACTTGTGCCGGATACAAAAGTCTTGAGCGGGTACGTTTCGGGTTTAATCCTGACTGAAAGGTTCCATCGAGTATTATTATAAACTTCTTGATATAAGCTGGACGTCAGGTGCGGGACGAAGCCGCCGGCGGTGCCCGTTAATACAAAGCGCACATTTGTAGACTTAAGTTCGTCTCGTACGGCATACACTTGGAAGTTCACTTTGTCCGAGGTTGCCCACGTGGTATCTACCGGTGTGGCTGTGGCGCCGTGCATTCCAAACAAAGAGGCACTAATCACGTTGGTATTTACATACGCAACCGAGGCTTCGTCCTGCTTGAGGGGGAATAGAATATCTGCCTCCAGAGTAATTCCATAACCCCCTGTCAATGCTGCGACTTCTGGAATGTATCCAGCTGAATTGGGGTTGGATGCGTCGATATAGTTATATACAGTAGCTTCCATTGCGACTGTAGTGTTAAAATCTACAAATCTGTCGGCAACAATAACGTTTCTTCTGCTACTCTCTAATTTATATTCTATATTATCCGCATACATGTTGATCTTAACCAGCTCATCATCGATGCCAAAACATCGCATAAGATTGCGGAAAGACTTCATCGTCCCCTTCGTCTTATAGATATAAGATAAGTTATTATAGATATTTTGATAGATTATGTTCTTGGTGTCGTGAAGAGACTTCTCGAAAAGTAATTTGTCGCTGCGGTCGGCTAGCTTTTCAAGGATATCGGCATCAAGGAACAACTCAGGGGCAACAAAGCCTTTTGCGTACAGTAAATTCTCAGCAAAGGGAAGCGGCTTATTGCTGCCGCTTGGATATTGCTTGTCTTTTAATTTGTTGAGGCTCTCAATTTGTAGATGAAGGGTATCAAAGTAGCTTGACATAATCTGTGTCATGTACTTGAGGTTGTTCTCCCCCTCACTATCTTGCTCCGTGATCCAAGCTGGGACCGAGTTATACACTGAAGCGTTATTGGCGACATCATGTGAGGAGCCAGAAAGTTGCAGGGACTCGTCGAGCGCAACCACAGCCGGATGGAAAGAATAGATAATCGGATCTTTAAATTCTTTTATTGCTGCTGCAGAGAGCACAATAGCGGAACCCGTGTTTCGAGAGTTGCTAGTGTATCCGGTCCATGCACCATTTGAGAAGCGTCCGGAGTAATCCAGTACAACGCTGTCAGTGGCCGCGACACCCGTGATTCCCTCATTAAACTTGAAGTATACTCCCAGGTCCACATTGCCAGATTCCATTGTCTCGATGAAGGGTTCAGGATCTGTATTGACGCCGCCGCCAACCTGAGTGAACCAATAGAGTCCGATCTGTTCTGATGTTCTTTGCGTCTTCCAGAAACGGAACTCGTCTAGCGACGCACTTAACTTTCCGGCATACGCCGGGGCAGAGGATCCTGAAGGTGAAGTTGTGAGGGAGCCAATGTTAGCTTTCGTGCCGCCTAGGTCTACGATCTCGCCGATAGATTTTCGCCCCCTAAGAGTGAGGAAGCTAGTTTTCGTTACGGTTTCATTTTCCAGTTGCCCGTTAATATAGAGTTTAGAACCCATAGCAGGTACGTCAGGAAATGGCGAGGATGAAGTAATTTGGGATGGAGTCATCGAGCCGCGGCAGGCGTATGCATCCCTGCCGCCAGCAATATCATTCATCTTATTTGTTGCGGACGGAGTATTTGTCCCGTCGAGGCTATCTCCCGGCGCGCCACCGAGCGGATACCATGACAACAAATTACCAGCCGCCGAATGGTTACCTAAATCGGTTGGCGCGTTGTACAACTCGGTCACTTCTGCGGCTGTTAATTCTTTATCCCAGATACTAAGGCAATTCATATATCCAGTAAACTCAGTGACACTGAGTCCGCTCTGGGCGCCTATCTGCAAACCTTCAGATGTAATCGAATCAGGTCCGAGATTGGCGTTCTGTACGGAAGTCTCGTCGACTCCATTAATGTATATTCGTGGGGCTGACGAATCACCGCCGGCAAATGTCCCAACAATGTTATACCATGTGTTCTCTTCAATGCGCATGTCTGTCCGGACAGATGTGGAGTTCCCCACACCAAAAGCAAGTTGATCGGTATCGTAGAGTTTAAGTTCTCGTCCGTTGGCGGCGGAACTACCGAAGATCCAGATGCGGGCGTCTCCGGAGGGGTGTCTCCATAGATCTGATGCATTAATCCATGTTGAAACACTGAACGCTTTAGCACTGCTGCCGGATCCGCCTATCAGTCCCTCCCAAACAGGGGCATTCGATGCCGTCAGGAGATCGGCGACCGACCATGGACTATAAGTTGGATCAAAATATACAGATTTCAGAGGGGCTGTTTGATTTTTAAGAGTAACAGCGTAATGATTCCACATACCTGTTGCTATTGAGCTTGTTGTAACTGCTGGGGACCCCAGTGATATATCCTGAGCGCCGAAAGCTCCCGATATAACCGTTAATCTAATCGGGTCTTCGCCTGATGTTGCGCCAGTTAACTCTAATCTAACTCTACCATATGAATCACTGGAAGATAATTCATTATTCCAAAGATCGAATATGACCTCTTTTTCTGTCGACCCTGTAACGAATGCGTCTTTCTTGAGCCAAAATTCTACCGTAGCACCTCTGTTAGACAGATCGAATTTTAGGTTTGACTCTCGATTCATCGAGGGTTCGTAATAATTAGATCCCGTAAACTGTGTATGATAAGGTGACATCCCATCAGGATTGGGATTCGGTCCTCCTTTTATATTAATATATTCCTGAGTTGTTGGGAGTCCGTAACCATCTACTATGGGGCCATCGAGGGTACCCCACCCATCAGCTGATATAATGATATAACCATTTGTTCTCGGATATTTCTCGTCATAGATGTAGAGATCTAGATAGGTCGAGTCATTGACCCATTCTAGGCGCTCTTTAAGCGACCCATCATAAGGGTAGGTGTTGTAGATTCGTTTTATGGATTGGGCATAATACTCTTCGGCCGAGCCATACCGTGCGAAGTTTTCCGGCTTGGAAAAATCGATACGAGGTATAAACCTCTCTTCTTCAATGATATCTTGTTCATGATACCCAACAGACTCTACTACCGATCCTATGTCGGCGGCAGACTTGTTTGCGAGAGATTGTATGTTTTCGGCAACTTCGAAATATTTCTTAATGCTCATACTCTAATTATTCTTCAACTCTAAATTTGAACGCTTGTGATTGTTCTTGCCAGTCTCCAATACTATCATTGTAATATGACAGCCTAATTTCATACATGTATCCTGCCTCTAACAGCCCCATATCAAAATCAAAGTAGTTGCCTTCCTTGTCATAAGAGAGGTATGTACTATAATCTGACCCAGTTCCGTAGGGGATAGCTGTATAGTTGTCTGTTACGCGGGCAATGCTAAATGACGCGCTGGTGATAATATCGGTTGGGTTATTAGCGGTTGCGACCGTATAGAGGGTCGGGCTCCAGTTTTTGCTTCTCACAAAGAACCTAAAGCGAGCTGTGTCCTGCGGAGAATATACTTTCTTAAGATTCTTGCAGGAAGTTATGCGATCAAATGTCGGGGCACTATCGTATGTCGGAACCAGTTCAGGATAAAAGGAGCCTGTAAAGAACTCAACCCCGCCGGAGTGCCACACATCATGGATCGCAAGGAGTGGCGTAGTCGCCGATGTAAGGGCAAGATCAACCGAGTACAACCCAACGCTCGTATAACTCGCTGTGGCGTTCGTATCGGCGGCTGAGGCGACGTCACCGCCGGCTGGGAGTACCAACTTTGATCCAGTTGGGGAACCGTCCGAGCTGGAGTAAAATGATACTAGCAAATTGCCTTCGCCGGCAGCTGGGATGTTGACCAAGCGTCCGCGAATGTAATTGTAGAAAACAAGAGTGTTTAGGTTGTCGGCAGCTGGTGCCAAGGAGCTGGAGTAAAAGAAATTCTCTCTATCGTCAGCTACTCTGCCGTCCCAGCGTGCTTCAAGCACGGGACGTTTGAAAAAATATTCTGTGGATCGTGCGAAAAACTTCTTTGTGTAATAAGATTGTGTGGCGCCCGAAACGTTTTGTATTATGGAGCCAGAGTCAGTGCCCAGCGAACTAGAGAAGTATGCTTCCTGACTGGCGGTGAGATGAATACCGAAACCATGATTGCTGGCGAATGCCGGGTCTGTTCCTGCTATCCACTTCTCAACAGTGTCACTAACGTCTAAGCTAATGTTTTCATACCCCAGAGGGAAAGGAACGTTATAGTTAGAGCCTGTTCTATAATCACCACCGACGTTTGTCCAAGCTGTGTCGGTGCTTCGATCTCCCCAGTTGGCTTGACCTAGATCCTGATAGTTATCCATATCAAGACCGGCGCCTTCAGACCACGCGGCGGAGACTGGCGCTACAACCAAGTTAAAATCTTGGGGCAACGTCCATGGTGTTTCCGCGTTGAACATTTTGAGGTAGAAAGAGACACTGCCAGAAGCAGGTATTGTGCCGGCTGTTCGATTAGCTGAGATTGTGTCGATAGGAAACTGAATTAAAATTCGAGAAAGTTCTTGGGACTGTCCGGTGGACCCGGATTCTTGTCCGTATATCGAGAAGACCTCCAGGGAATCGGCATAACCCATATTGGATCCGGTTCCTCGGGTAACCAAGCCGGCGTCGAAAGCGTTTGTGATGGTAGTGTCGGCACTTGCCGTATATCTGATTATCGCCATTATCTTACGGATCCCTTGATATCAACATTCGGGAACTTAAGCTCGAAGACTACATTATTGAGGGCTTGGATCCTCTGAGCGTTCGCTGAGAGCTGGTTCTTGAAATCATAACTCGCGTCAGAGTAGGACCCTCCCGCAACGTTGGAAAGTTCTATATCCAAAACGTCCACCACCCCCTCAACTTTCTGAAGGACTTTATAGAAATCAAGAATCAGTATAGACTCGCCAATATCATATTGATTTTTCGCGATGTACTCCCGAAGGGCTCGATTGGATCGATTCAGTGCAGTAAAGCGATTGGTATTCATATCGACAACGATAACAAATTTTATTTCAAAGTTAACTATTTGAGCATCCATAATATCAACGGTATCGTTAACCATTCTATACTGCCCCATCCAGTTTCTTAAATTATTTTTAAGAGTTGCGTTGGCTGGTGTTAGTTTGCCGCTGGTGTTTTCTGAAATCACATAGAGATTTAAGTTTCTCTTGAACTCGCCAAAGTCTCGGACCACAGCAGCCCTTTTGACGGATCCAAATTTTGCCGGCATGGCGTACGCAACGGACTGGTAGTCTCGCATTGTCACTGCGCGGTTCTGGGTAGCATAGTGTCCCATTACCCGCTGCTTTATCTCGTCTGATGACGGAAGGGAAACATCGCCGACAAATGCCTCTTCATTAATAACTTCTAATGTAGAGGTAACATTGTCTCTGATTTGCTGTGAGAGCGAACCTTGAGACGTAAATCTTATTATCGATCGATTTACGTTGGTGATGGTATTGACAGCTGCATTCACATCTCTTGTTGTGTTAACTCTGTATCCAATTCTCAATGTTGTGTTCGCCGGCGCAATCCCAAATTTATCAGTACTTATTAGTTTTGTTGGATCAAACTCCAAGTCTGTTATATAGGATCGTCCATTGAGATCAAGAACCAAATTGGTCGGATCAGCGACTGAATCTAATAGCAACTCTGAGTCTGAGCCGTATCCGAACTGGAGGTATGAGCGGTTCCTATCCCGGTCGACCGAGAATCTGCGTGCGACGGGGACCGCCTTAAGAATATTACGAACTGTATTATTGGTAGCCGTGTCGGTATTCCGGATTGCTTTATAAACAACATTTTGTGATAAGTTGTCGACCTCGACATATTCATGCCCTTCCGAGTCTATGACGGAAAGGACTTCAGCCACATTATTGGTTCCTAGGTCGACCTTGAGGAAACGTTGGAAGTCGCCGATCTCCACTTCTTTAAATGCGCTGCGACCGGATACGGCGCGCCCTTGCGCGCGTATAACAAAGTTTGTTGGGGCGGTCGTGTTTTCATCAACAGTGCCGACGACGACCTGATTGGACGAGCGGGCGAAATCAACATCTTCTATAAGTGTATAGAGCCCTCCACCTGTAGAGGAAAACGTTGAACCAGCTCTCAAGACCGGAGCGTAATCAGTATTAGGTCCGGGGGAGGCTGCCGTGCCGGGTCCGCCTTGGGCTGGCACCTGTATGTAAAATGTCAGGAGCCCGTAGGAGCTAGGGCTGGTGTCAAGCTTGAACCCGAGTTGCTTCGCCAGTCGTATTATATTGTCATATTCAATGGCGGTGTTTAAAAAGCTTTCGTTTGCCTGATAATCTACATAGAAAGACAGAATGTCGCCGATGTAAGCCACTGTGTCGAGCATCAACGAGCCAAAGGATGCTTTGTTGAAATCCTTATATGTGTCGGAATAGTATCTCTTTGCGTAATTTTCCAGATCATTACGTATAGAATCGAAGTCTCGGGAAGTGTATTTAATCGTTTGTGGTTTTTTAGGCATCTTTTTATCTCATTAAATGGGCTGATTCACTTGTACACTCAGGGCCACACTGGCTTGTATCGGAACAATTGTGAAAAAGATATTCACTGTTAAATCATTTGGGAAGAGGTCTGGGTTATTTTCGGGAACAGAAAACCTTATCTCATCTATCGTGATATATTGTAAATAGCGCTGGACTTGACTTCTGATAGCAGTAGATATGTTACTATACGTATTCTGTGCATTCATCTCAAACGCAAAGTTTCTCAGTCCCACACCAAAATTCGGATCCATCATTCTCTCTCCGGGTGCCGTGAGAACAAGCATTTTAA